GTTGTATGGCCTGTGCGGGTGTCACCCCGTACCGCTCCTCGTATGACGGGTATGCCGGTTTGTACGGAGCTAGTGCCGAACGGTTCGCAGTACACGATGCCGCCAGTAGGAATGCGATAGTAGTTAGCATCCATAATATACTACGGAAGTTCTGTGATATCAATGTCATATACGTTGTCGTCAGGGTTAAGCTCCTGCAAAGTCAGAAGCTGACTTATAATATAATTCTGTTTCGACAATAAGATAGAAGTCGTTGCATGCCTTGGGAGTTTCGTTGTCTCTACATGCATTACGACGTATCTCTTGTAGTCTCCAGTTGTGACAATAATGTCTTTAGGTTTGACCATTGGATAGTTGGACATTCGGGCGCGTTTCGAATCGTATGTGTCTTCGAAGTTTCTCTGAGAGTCGGATTTGCGATCTTCGGAATCGTCAGATATTTGTACAAGAATAGCGCAATAATACCCATCTATGAATCCACTCCCGTCACAAACGTCGCAGTGAGTAAGGGTTCTTTGCTGCCTGCTTTCCGACCAACAGTTCGTACATCGTACACCAGTAACCTTTTTCTTGATCAGGTAAGCCGGCTCCCCACAGAACATATCCTGGAGAATATTCTCGGCCTCCTGCATGACGAGATGAAACCCGTCGGCATCATCACCCACAAATACAACATCGGAATCAAGATATGTAACAGGATCAGATTTGAGAAAAGCAATTACTTTATAGTAATAAACATTGTTAAAATTGTATTGCTTGATAGTGTCATGCGTCCATGATAAAGGGCCGATGGCTCCATCTATTTCGACAATATCTCCATTTGAATCAAGAACCGGAACAAATCCACAAATTGGCGCGAGGCTGTACGATATCTTGAAATAATAATCATCGATAACGCCGGCTGATATTGAAACGTCCCATTCTATGAAATGATAATTTTTATCAGTTTTAACAACGTCAACTGATTCAAATGTTAATAAAAATTCATCATTGGATTGGAAATAAACTCCAACAACCTGCCTTCTGTCAACAATATCTATTACTCCGTCAGGATCTGGATAGATACTTGACTTTAAGACGCTTTGAAGCGCCATTCGCTTTTGCTGTGCTAGATCAAGCGCCACTTACAAGCTCATCTTTTGTGAATGTGGTTCCGTCGTCACTCAATGTCGCTTTAGCTATTTTTGTTCCAGCGTCATTATAAATGGCTTGTTCAGTAGATGTTGTTGCCGCTTTATTTCTTAACGCCATATACAAAAGCATTAAAGCCTGTTTGATTGTCGGTGTTGCCGTTGGGATGCCCTGCGTAAGTTCAGCAATTGTATCGACCCCAAGAGCGTCAACAACTTCCGCGTTAACCTGGGCGGCACTCAGATTGTTAAGCGCGGCAACCAGCACGTTTACCGCCAACACGTCTGCGGGCAGGTTTGCGCCGTCAAGCTCGGCAAGCCTGGCCTCTGTGCAAGTTGCCGCAAGAGCCGCGGCATCAGTACCACGCATAGTTGCAGCAGCTGTTGAAAGGTCGAAAACCTGAAATGCGTTAGCGTTACCGTGTGTATAAACCAGAAGCGTCTGTTCGTCCCATTCCGCCCCCGCCATATCGACAAAGCGAATCATCAGTACTTTACATGTTGAGAGTGCCGCATTGAGTACGATTTTGACCTGTACTCCTCCTGCCGGGGAGACTAATATGTAATCGGCGAACACTCCTGCGCCCGCCTCAGTCTCGATGTTCGCAAATGCTCCTCCGTCGCGTGACACTTGCACGTCGCCTGTCACAAGTGTCGGATTTACTTGTGCGTTTTGCGAACCTGCGGTTAGAAGAGTCGTGTACAGGTTTGATATTGCCGCATACTTTACCGATTCCATTGTCACTCCTTTTGAGATTCCTACCTCGACACCGTCATAAGTAAAAAGCGGATCATCATACGTAAGCGTTGGGTCGTCGAATGTTGCCACGTTGTTTAAACATCCTGTATTTCAAGCCAAACCTGTAGCAAATCAACACCAGCACTTGCGCTTTTCGATACCGCCTTAATCACCGTGCCCGCGTTAAAAATGAATTCTGTTCCGCTGAGCGCAGCCATACCCTCGCGCTTGGTTGTGTCAAACATCAAATCGTCGAACCAGGTTGCCCCATCATCTGCCGTGTATCTAAGCCGATAAAATTCACTTGAGCTTGGGAAGATGTGCGTACCAACGACGCGAAATGGTCCTGACCCTGCATGCGTGTATAGTATCACTGGCACAGTGGTCCATGTGTTGACGCCATCGCCAGTATTTACGGAAACGCCTGTGAAACTATCAGGATGAATATCAATTTCAAACTGCCCTTGTATACCACCCCACGCTGTGTCTCCAACCTCATCATCTACATTGATCGTGTTGTCGTGAAATAAAATATTGGAAAAATGTGATTCGTTTCCTTCGTCGATATCTACTCCCAAAGCACAATTTCCAATGTCACACTCGGAAAAACCATTGTAATCACTTGTGGCTCCAACTATTTGTATTCCGGTGAGACATTTATGGATATACATGTTTTTAAATTCGTTAACTTTTGAAGTGTTGATGTAGAGTCCTGTAGTATATGTGGCATGGCCCAGTATCTGGATATTTTCGATTATTCCACCACGAGTTATTGCGGCGCTACCATCAATGTGTATAGATGTGGCTGCGTTAGTTAGTTCCTCACTATTGAATCCACAATTTCTAATTCTGAAACCAGAATTTGTAAAGATTACGCCATTGATGGCAGCGGTTTGGAATATCGCGAGATTACGAATAGACACCCGCCCGGTAAACTTCATTACAGAGGCCGCTGAAGCATGGGTATTTTTGATCGGTGCCCACAACCTATGCGAGCCGATGATTTCATAATTCCCTGTCCATGTCGGATCGCCGGTCGTGTTGATATCATAGAATGTTGCATGTGGGCCAACAACAATCTGAGTGCAATCGTTAGCGTTCGTACTCGCGGCATCAAGCGCGGCTTGAATAGTCGTATAGGCAGAAGCCCACGTCTTCCCGTCGACACCGCTTCCATTAGGAGAAACGTACAGTGTGGCCGTTACCGCCCGCCCGACAATACCTGCGCCTATCTCCGGCAAATTTCTGAAAGTTGTCATACAATAATCCAAGTGTTAGAGTCGATGAATCTTGCAGTTATACAATCGCGTTGATGAATGGTTTGTGTTGCTTGGCCATTGATATTATCTCCACCTTGACAAGCCAAGGTTACATCTCCAGCACCAAGCCCATAAATATCGAATGTTTGCCCAACAACACCAACAGGGAGCGTGACAATAATAGCTGTTGCTTTATTGCAAACGATTTGGTCGTCTGTGACAAGGATATTGCCTGTATCTGTTATTGTTCTGACATTGACAATTCGACCCTTACTCGTGTGCATCGTTCCATTCAGATCAACTGTGACAGACTGGGCTGGCGCAGAAGGATCTGTTGCCATGATGCGGTGCATCAGACTGTGGCTTGGAGCATTAAGCTTATCAGATGCTAAGGGTTGTGATACAGCCATTCTATTTCACATTCGCTACTTGATAAGATATTCCCCCATCAAGAGATTGCAAGAAAGGGGTCTTGTTAAGCCAGGAAACAATCCTGTCTGAAAAATAGTTTCCGTACGCATTACTAAGGTGAACCCATTCGGATTTTTTTACAGGATTTTTCTCGTATATGATCTGGCCAAATTGCACTACACCTTCTCGATGCTCTTCCATGGCCATCCTCGAAAATGCCATAGTATTCATACCGGAGATTATACAGTCAGCGGCTCCAACGGAAAAATTATACGTATCCCCGAATTTCAGATGATGTTTGCCGCCCTTTATTACAGGGACAGACACGCCGAAGAAGTGATCACTGGTCTCAGCTGGATTAAATCCGGCCCCTTGAAGTCGATAGTGGTCGGCAATCGACCTAATCCCGCTCGAAATATATATGGACACGTTTGCTTTTCGAATTCGATTCGCTTCGTTTCTGAGCTTCTGAAGATTTAAGGCAAGATCTTCGACGAGCATCTTCTGGTGTTCGTTGTCGGGAACCCAATTGTGCGCACATCCTCGTGGCCCAAACTCCCAGAACGAGAAGTTCTTTGTTATCCGCATGATCAGCCTCCTAATAAATGGACGGATGATGCCACCCGTCCATATTATATCATCCGAAAAACGGTTTGTCTATTTTTTGGGTGGAAACGGAGGCTTCTTCTTTTTTTTGGGCTCACCGTTCTCGTCGACCTCTTCTTCTTTGCCGTTCGGAGGCGCCTTACCTGGGGCCGCCTGACCAGGTGCTTGGCCAGGAACCGGAGCCGGAACTGGAGCCTGTTCGCCCACGATCTGATTCGCCAAATCTTCTTCAGGGGTGGTAATTACGGGAGGAGCTATCGGAGCGCCACCAGCACCCATTGCGCCACCTTCGCCTGCAATAGCAGGACTTCCTGCCATCGATTTGCTGTATTGAGCTGCCACGGCCCCGGCAACGCTTCCTGCTGCCTTCGCTACTATCTCTTGTGCGTTCGGGTCTCCGGACATGGCGCCCTCCATGATGGGCCCGAGAAATGCCTGTGCGGCTCTTGCGCCAGCGGCCTCGGGGGTGTCCTGCGGTGCAGCTTCAGGGGGCATTTCGCCTTCTTGAGGGACCGCCGCGTATTCCTCTTTGGGGGGCTTGTTTCCACCCGCTGGAGGAACAACGCCGGCTGGTGCGCTATTGGAAGGGTATCCAGTGGCGCTATCGTTCGGTCCGGCTGCTCCGCCTTGCGAGCCAGGTACGGATTCGTTGAAAGCAGCACCGTTTGCTGCAGCCTTGATCAAGCTGGCAAATTTCGGACTTGCCTGTGCAAGCTTGGTCACATCATCTGAAGAGAGTTTGTTCATTGATTACTCCTTTTTAACCTGACAATAAAGAATTCGCCTGAAGCGAGGTTCCGGCCCCATGAAGTCTTGCATAAGGGGAATAAACGCCGCCCCAACCGCTATTGATGTTTATTGATATTTTAAGCTTTGTGAAATTTGCTATTTCAAGATCAGTCATTCTTACGAGAATTTGAATGAACTTGACGTATCGTTCCGAATCGTGGATTTTCACGGTTATTCCGCCATTGTTGTATGTTAACTCATTTCTTGCGCTTACGATGCCATTAGATATTAAACATTCGATAGCAGCCTGATGAACAAGAAGGGATGGGATGGGGAAAGTCCCGTATGAATACTCTATTACCGGAGGAGGTATGGAGTTGACAAATCCCAATGCCATCTGAACGTACATTCCCATCTCATCGTCAGTATTCTCCTCAGCGTACTTCAGAAGAATATTTTTAAGTGCGCTATCTTTGACGTAGGCTCGAAGGGAATTTACATAATTGTCAAATGTGAGGGCTGCCATTAGATTTCCTCAGTTTCTTCGACAGGTAGCCCCTTGGACCTTCTGAACAGATCGTCGATCACTTCCTGCGACTTATATACTGACTCGAAGAAGCGCATGCTTCCTCCGGCATGTCGAATATCAGTAACGCTCAAGCCGACAATGCCGCCAGGAGGGATGAGCTGCTTCACGCTGGAGCAGACGACGTACCGGCTTTTGTCTGTAATGTTTTTGTACAGCATAAAGAAAAAAAGCCCGGCCCGCTAAACTAACGAGCCGGGCTTGTGTCAACTACTTGTCCTGCTACTTAGACCTGGAGGGCCGCGTAGTAGGCGCTGATATCCGTATCAATCGTTCCGTCGGTCGAGATTTCAAGGTTAGTCGTTCCACCAGGATTGACCGAGCCCTTGAGGGTCAAGAGTCCGACCGAAAGACGGTTTCCGATACCGACTGCAATCGACTCGTTCGACTGCCACTCGATGAGCCCGAAGTTCGAGCGGATCTCGAAACGCGGGTCGCCGAGGCCATAGTTGTGGCCCAGGAAGTCCGGGGTTGTGAAACCCATGATGTGTCCGACGGGGAGTAGGTCACTCTTGATTGTACGAATCACCTTCGTGCCGTACAGAGTGTCCGACGTGATCCCGTTGAGGACACGGTCTTTCCCGAAGTCATCGCCGGCGCCTGGCAGAATAACCGCGGTTTCATACGCTTCCTGACACATGAGCAAGCAGCCAACTTCCTTGCGCTTCGCATCACTGCCGTTGATGCCGCTTGCAAGGGTGTTCTTGATCTTGATGAAATCGGTCGCCTCAATGGTCAGATTCGTTGATCCGGTGTACTTGACACCCTTCTGTGAGCCTGCTGTTCCACCCGCAAGGGCGGCACCGGCAAGGCGCAGGAAGTATTTGTCTTCCAGCTTTTCGAGAATCGGGACCGATTTGTCTTCGATGCGCTTCGTGATCTTGTACTGGTAGGCCCGAAGGTCTTCCACCGTGATCTGGAAACGCTTGGTCGCAAAGTTCACGATCGGGATGATGTATCTCTCTCCCTTGACGTATTTGCCGTCCGGCTCGCCAAGGTTGTCGACGCCAACCGCTTCGGCATCGGGCTCAATGTCACGAATGACATAGAGCGAATTGTCGGTCACATTCCGCTGACAGTCGGCGGTCGTGATGGGATCTTGCGGTATGATCGCACGGGAAAATGCTGCCTCAAGGAGTTCGGTCTTCAGGTACTGACGACCGGCCTCAGTGAGTTCCATCTGACCAGATACCGAGGCAATCTTTTCGAGGAAAACCTGGTTGTGCTGGTAGGCGGTAAGGTCATTAATCATAACGACGCTCCTGTTAAGTTGTGTAGAAAACAAATAGGCTGACGCCCCCGAAGGGGGCGCTTTAGCCGAATTCCTTAGGTCAATGTCTCTGTGTACGGATCAATCGACTTGAAGACGATGTAATCCGTCCCGACTTCTTCCGCACGAGCAACGACTTCGACGAGACCGGTTTCGTGGCCAACCTCTGTCGTTGAACGGAGTTTTCCGATCGAATTCACACCAGTCGTCAGATAGGATACATGTAGCATATCGCCCTGGAGGATCGTGCCTTCGTATCCTTCTTCATCCACCTTGCAACGGGCACCGACAGTTTCCATGGTGGTGATACGACCGACACTGATGTCGTGCGACTCGTAGGCGCTTGCCGTTGCGCTCGAAATCACCATCTTGTGAATCAATTCAGTCGCCTGCGCACTGCAGTTGGCGATCGAACCATCAGACTGGATAGCGCCCCAGAGGCCGGGAGAGGCCACGAAGCTGTCCGGGTCCACAACGCGAGAAACGCGGTCTAGTTTCGACAGAATGGTCAGAATCTCAAGCATAATACGCTCCTGGTAATTTGTTGTTAGAACTGTACTCCATCAAACATTCCGCGTTTTTCAGCTTTCCCGGATGACGCGGCCTTATCCATCTCGAACAACGCCGTACCATTCTTTCCGCTTTTAATCATTTCGACGGCAACTTTCACGATTTCGATCTCGTTGGTGCTTTTCTTTGATAGTTCAGCAACTTTTTCTTCGGCGTTTTCCGGATCGAGGATTCCGTATTGGATCATGTCATCCAGTATGGACCTCATCTCCATTGCCTTTTCAAGCTCTGCTTGTCTGGTTGTCACCGCCTCAAGTTCGTTTGCTGAATCGTTCAAATACTCTGCAGCTACCTTGACCAACTCTTGGACAGAATGATAAACCTCTTCTTTGTAAGGAAGTCCGGCAACCTTTTCGAGACTGCCAGACACCTTACGGATCTCTGAAACGTCGGCTTTCTTCGACGCTCTTTTTTCGGTCGCCCCTATTGAGACTGACTCAAGTATGAGGCGACCGATATTGGTCTCTGGAAACGACAGCATTACAACCCCTCGTTTACAGGAGGCCTTTGGCCTTCAAAACCTTCACTGACGCCACGACTTCGGGATCCTGAAGCAGAGCCGCAACCTTCGTCTGTGCATCATCTGCCGCCGGAGCCGCTGTTGCCACTGCCGGACCCGCCGCCTCTACTGCTGGGGCCGCTTCACCTTTAGCAACCTTGGACAGCATTTCAACCAGATTGCCGGCAGTTTCGCGACCTTCCTGCTCTGCAAGTTCCGCTTGCTTCTGGAACTCTGCGAGCTCATACGCTGCACCGACAATGTCTGCGCGGTTGAGAGGCTTCATGTTGGCAATCTTTTCCAGGAAACCATCAGCAACGCCGGCAACCTTCGCGATGCCTTCGTCTTTGATGTTGTAGTTGTCGAGCATGCCGGCTTCCTTGAGAAACTCAACAGCTTCCGCATACTCTCCGTCAGAAGCCTGCTTGTCGAGAGTAGCCTGGAAGGACCTGGCTATGAGGGCGCCGACCTTTTCGGCCTCTTTGTCCTCAATGCTGTCTTCCTTGTTGGTGGGCTCTGCGGCCGCCGCAACGGCTTCCGGGGTACGACCAAGATCGCTTGCGGTCTCGACTTTGCCGTCGGCAGCCGAAATGACCGGCATTACAACCTCTTTAACGTTGGGCTGTCCACCGGCTTCCATGATTTCTGGAACCCCGCCGGCCAGAGCGACCTGGGGCATTGCAACTGCGTCGGTAGCCGCTTCAACAGCCGGGGCTGCCGCTGCGATACCGGATGCCGCGGGAATAACTTCACCCTCTGCGATGGGAGCACCCTGTGCGGGAGCACCCTGTGCGGTGACCGGCTGTGCGCCAACGCCTGCCGCCGCTGCTGCTGTAGCCGCCGCGGCCTCGTCTTTTGCATCGCCAATACCGAGCTCTTCGGCAAGTTTCACGAGAAGCGCATTTCCTGCTGTTGCGCCTGCGCCGACAGCAGCTGTCTTCGAATGGGCCGCTTCGATCGTGCTCATGTGATCATCAAACCTTGACTTGCGAGTTTCCATAGAAACCTCCGTTTGTGTTGTTCAAAGATAATATACATATTGTGTCATGTTTTCAATACAACTTATTATACATTCACCCCGTTTGATTTGCAATTATTTTCTTCCTTTTATTGCTCTAAGTATCAACGGGGTCAATCCGACGGTAGCCCCGGCGGCAATCGATGTGGCCTTTGGATCGAACCTATTAATAGGAAATAGAGGTACACCCTTCGTAGCGTACGATTTTTGTTGTGCCGCATTTGCAAAATACGCGGACGGAAAAGCTATCCCAGCCGCAATCAACCCCTTTCCAACGCTGCTCATTATCTTCTCGCCAACAGCAGCGTTTCCAGCAGATTTAACATGCCCAGTGAAATTTGTATCCTGAAGTCTGTTTGCAAATGAAGATGCCGGAGCAAGAACATTGGTTTTGTCCATCGCATTGTAAATACTGTACATGACCCCTCCGCCAATAATAGCGGCGAGCCATGGCTTGTGCATAAAAATTCGAGCCATGTCTTGTGCATTGATGCCCATGGACTTGGCTTTCAGCCCGGCATAGATTGCTGCAATGCCTGCCATGGCCGCGGCAGATGGGGATATGAGCGATCTTTGTGGTATCCCGATTTTTGGATTTGGATCAATCCAATAATCGTTACCCATCGTGCTTGAGTAGTAAGCTCTCTTTTCAAGCGTTGCCTTTTTTTCTACGTATTCCATTCTTGGAAGCAGGTAGTGTGGACACGCACTTCTCTCTGCCATATATGGAACAAGAAGGCGGGAGAGGGAGTCGTCAAAAAGCGAATCCGGCATTTCTGCGGTATCGTCACTCTTGGTATAGTCAAATACTTCATTATTATTGTCGAGCTGGTCTGCAAGATCTCCTTTGCCAATATTGATAAGAACTATCCTCTGTACTTCAACGGGCTTGGGAAATATTCCCATCCCAAGCATTGTTGACAGTATCGATGGAATAGATCTTGTTCTGGCTATTCCGTTAAGAAAATCCTTTGGCAACATTGGCTCGGCATCGATGGAATTCTTAACCTTGTCTTCAACTGATTTGGGTATTGCTATGTACGGATCCTTTGAGACCGTTCCGTCGATATCGTTTA